GAAAAACTCGCCAACGACAAAATTAACCCTCAATTAATCCACAGCCCGCTGATAGATTATATCGACGACGTCAAAGCTCGATGACATGAACCACAACCCCGACGAATATTACAACCGCAGTGAGGTCTCCAACTCCGACCTCACTGCCCTGAAGGACGCCCTCCACCCACGCCCTCAGATAGGCGATAGGGAGCGAGCATTCCGCTTTGGCTCATTGGTCGACGCTATCATTACCGAACCCAACCGCGTCAACTTCTACGCCCTGACTGTCGACGACCAGCAATACTCTGCCGAAGACTTCCGCCGAGCTCAAGAAATGTACCGCTCCCTCCAACTCACAGCCCGACGCGACCCATTCCTCGCAAAGGTCCTCCAACTCTCCGACACCCAAAAAGTCATGGTAAACCACGGCCAACAATTCAGCTATGGCAACCTCAACTTCGCCCTCGACACTCGATGCAAATGGGACTGGTGGCTACCTCAATTCAAATTCGGCGGCGACCTCAAGACCACATTCGCATCATCGCAAAAAGAATTCGACGATGCCATCGACTTCTTCGACTGGGACCGCTCTCGCGCATGGTACATGGATATCGCCAGGTCCAACCGCGACTTCATCTACGCCATCTCTAAGCGCAACTACAACGTCTTTAGGCATATGATTCAACGCTCCGATGCCACATATTCCCGCGGCCGAGCCAAATACGAAGAACTCGCATTCCAATATTGGTGCCTTAACCTCATCTGACCATGCCCGACCTACCTCACAACCTAAAAATCGAGCCTTACGAATATCAGAAGGAAGGCATCCTATTCGGTCTCGAGCATCAACGTCTGCTTATCGGCGACGAACCGGGTCTTGGCAAGACACTCCAGGCTATCGGCATCGTAGACTGCGCCGACGCCTACCCTTGTCTCGTCATCTGCCCATCATCGCTCAAACTCAATTGGCAACGCGAGTTCTCGAAATTCTCCGACGCCAAAGCCTTAGTCCTCTCCGACGCCTCACGCGCTTGGCCCTACCTTCTGCAATCAGGTTTCTATCAAGTCGCCGTCGTCAACTACGAAAGCCTCCGCAAATACTTCGTCTGGGACATCAGAGGCAACCGCCGCTCATTCCGCCTCAAAGACGTTGTCCTCTCCGATGCTGTCGCTTTATTCCGCTCCGTTATTATCGACGAATCCCACCGAGTCAAAGACCAATCCGCCCAGCAGACCATCTTCTGCCGTGGTCTCGTCGAAGGCAAACAGTGGCGCATACTCCTCTCCGGCACGCCCGTAGTCAACCGACCCTCCGACCTTGTATCTCAATTGGCTATCCTCGGTCGCCTCAACGACTTCGGCGGTAAACAGCAATTCCTCGACCTCTACAACGGCGACAATGCCGACCTCAGCGACCTCTCCCTTCGCCTCTACAAATCATGCCTGATACGGCGCGAAAAACGCAAGGTGCTCACTCAGCTCCCCTACAAATCTCGTATAGATCTATTAGTCGACATTTCCAACCGCGACGAATACGACCTCGCCGACTACAACCTCCGCCAATATCTTCAGCAATACACCCAATGCACCGACCGCGAGATACGCCGCAAAATGCGCCTCAAAGCTCTCGTTCGATTCATGACGCTGCGCTCGCTATCTTCTATCGGCAAAGTCAACCAAGCAATCGACTTCATCCGTACATTCCTTGCCAATGGCTCACCGCTCATCGTATTCTGCTCCCTGCACGAGATTGTCGACCGACTCCACCATACCTTTCCTCACGCCGTCACCCTCACCGGACGCAACACCCTTAACGAGAAACAAGCCGCCGTCGACGCATTCCAACAGGGTAGGGCACAACTCATCATCTGCTCAATCAAAGCCGCAGGTGTCGGCCTTACACTCACCGCATCCTCTAATGTAGCCTTCGTCGAGTTTCCTTGGACCTATGCCGACTGCTGCCAATGCGAGGACCGCGCCCATCGCATAGGACAACGCGATAACGTTACCTGCTACTACCTCATCGGACGACACACCATCGACCGCACCCTCTACAACATCATCTATCGCAAACGTTCCATCGCCAACCAAATCATGGCTTCCGACGACGAAATTCCGACCGATGAAATGTACTTCGACCAACTCACTCAACTATTCCTCTCCGAAGAAATTAACAACCAACAATAATTATGACACGCAACGATTTAACCCTCGACGTCTACCGTCGTACTCAAGTAAGCTACGCTCAATGCGAGCAAGTCGTAGCAGCCCTATTCGAAGCTCTTAGCGACGCCCTTAGCCGTGGCGACTCTATCTACGTCCGCCGCTTCGCCACCATCAAAGTAGTCACCCGCCAAGCCCGTCCCGCCCACAACTTCGCCGACGGCACCGACATAGCCCTGCCTCAACGCCGAGCCATCAAATTCGTCCCCTCTAAAGCCCTCAAAACCGCCCTTAATTCGTCCAGCAATGAGTAAATCCCTCTTCCAGCTACTCCAAGCAGCACGCTCTCGCGAACCTACCGCTACTACTGTGAGCAAATTCCGTGCTAAGCCTACCGGAGGCTACGCCTCCCAAAAAGAATATCGCCGAGCTTGTCAGCTCAAAGCCATGCAACGCTCAGGCCTTATCTCTTGCCTCCGCGAGCAAGTACCCTTCGAATTAATCCCTGCTTTCACCAACGACGACGGCACTCGCGAACACGCCGTGCGTTACATCGCCGACTTCGTCTACGTCAACAACGCATCCGGCCAAACAATAGTGGAAGACGTCAAGGGTTTCCGCACACGAGAATATATCATTAAGCGCAAATTAATGCAATTCATTCACGGCATCCGCATCACAGAAGTCTAATTCATCATGGAAACTAAATATCCCAATATACTATTCTATAGCGAGTGGTGGTACGCCATCAAAGAGCTACCTCCCGAGCAGCAGCGAGCAGCTCTGGTCGCCGTCATGGAGTATGCATTTGAGGGCCGAGAGCCCACCGACGTAATTATCAGAGTCGCAACGGCATTAATGCGGTCAACTATCGACCACGACAAAGAGAAATACGCCGAAACATGCGAAAAGAGAAGGCAGGGTGTAGTTGCACGTTGGCAGCGACAGAAGCAAGCCCTCGCCGAGCTCGAGCAGGTCAAAAAAAATACACATGAATACTTATGTATAGATAAGTATAGTAGCTATACAGATAATGATAATGATAATGATAATGATAATGATAATGGAGAATTATTAAAAAATAATTCTCTCTCTCAAAAAGACGCGCGCGCGACGCGCGAGAGAGAGAGCCAAGATTTTAATAATGATTTTTCAGCGGCTAACGCCGCGCAGAGCCTACCGCGCCAACTCCTGACGCAGAAGCCAAAGACAATGGAAAAGTATTGCAACGCCATTGGCATCACCGCCGCCCAATTTGTAGCAATGGGCGAAGAGACCCTCAACGATTGGGAAGCCGCAGGAACCGTCCACACATCCGACGCACGACGCACCACCCACCTGCTCAATACTATCCGACGCAAGGCACAGGAAGCAGCCAAGAGCCAACCATCAGCAGCCGAGCGTCGACGCAAAGCAGCCGAGACACCCCGACCGCCAGAACCCGAAAAGCCATCAGCACCACCACAGACCGCCGCCGACTATATCCGCTCAAAAGGCTACGACCCCACCAAGGTCAGCCTCGTCCAACTCAACGACGACGAGTGGCGTAGAACCCACCCGCCAAACTTGCCCCACTGAGCCACAGAAACGGCCCAAATTTCGACAACAACCCCAAAATAAGTAAATCCACCATCCAGCCCAATCAGCAATGAAATTAACCGACTTAGACGCATATAGCGAATTTATCAGCGGAACAGCCTCCCAACAAGGAGTCCTCGCCGACCTTACCGCCAAAGAATGCCAGGTAATAGGCGACTACCTTACGCCCCCGATTAATCGCTACCGCCGTGAGTTGGAGCATCTCCAACTCCATGGCCACAATCGACCCAAGGCACGCGCGCGAATGATTTACCTCATCGACCGCCTTACCATCCTCCTAACAATAGCGCAGAAGCTACACATCGGCACGGAGACCAAAGACAACACCCAATTAACC